CATTCTATCGGCTGCGCGGCCGCTGTCCAACTCAACATTTTCAGATTTTTCGTAACCTGTAGCGGCCAATGCGTTTATTGCCTGACGCAACGGCAACAGGTTGGCCTCGACATACACCGCCTGCGTGAGTCTGGGGTCTGTGTGCCGGGCAAGCTCCTGCGTCACGCTCATGGGAGCCCCGCTTGCCGCCAGCGCCGTCACGAAGCCTTTGCGGAAGCTGTGAAGCCCGATGGTCTGCCCCAGTCCGCCCAGATTCGCCGCTTTGGCGTCACCATCGAGGACCCATTTTCGAGGCCTCGGCGAGAGCATGAGCAGGTCGAGCGGGTCACGCCTGCCGACATATGCAGTCAGCCACGGGAGCACGGAATCCGCAAGCGGGATTCGCTGCACCCGCCTTCCCTTTGCCACCTTTGCAGGCACCGTAACGCACGCGCGGCCGGGCTCCAGGCAGAGATTGCCGACTCGGAGCTTCTGCATCTCCAGTGCTCGCAAGCCTGTCGCACGCGAGAGACGGTACCACGGTGACCGCACCGACTTGGAGCGCCTGAGCTCTGCCGGTTTGGCCTCATCTTCCTCCGCGACGCGGATCATCGCGTCCATTTCGATGGGACTGAGGGCTCTGGAGCCCGGTCCCGCGAAGTGGCGAGTAAGACCTATACGCTCGAACGGGTTTTCAGGGATTTCCTCCCGTCGCACCAGCCAGTTAGCCCACGCGCGCACGGCGCACAGGATGTTGTTTCTGGTTTTTGGCGTGGCCTTGAGGGCGGTGAGGTAGTCCTCGAGCGCCGGCCCCGCACCCCGAACGTCGTGCAGCGTCTGCCATCCACACGCGACGCAGACGCGCTCGAGGGTGCGTGTGACCTGCGCAACGTAGCGCTCGGCCTTGCCCTGCGCATGGCACCACGCCGCGTACCGCTCGACGGCATCCCCCACAAGGGCGGAGGTCACCGATGGCTCGGGCTGCTGTGACACACCACAAGTATGTGGGATTATGCTCTGGATTTCAAAACAAATCTTGCGCAGCAGACGGTTACCGGACCACACAAGCAGCTCAAATCGCAGCGGCTCCATGGCACACTCCTCCCATCGACGGCGAAGAGGGGTGTGATACGGCTCATGCTGGTTGAAGTTCAGGTGTCGGCGGCGATGCACACGCCCACGTCGCCGGAAGCGGCTTGCAAGTCGATGAAACACCGCTGGGGATTGCCGAGCTCAGGCAAAAACAGCACCGCAGGGGTGTCGTTCCCCGGGCTGTACACGGTCGGATCGGCGCCCCGGAAGCTTGTGATGACGGCCTCTCCGATGCCGGTGGGGGCGGTCGCCCTGGTCGCGGTGATCTCATCGGCGACGCGCTCTGTGGCGAGCACGCCGGTCCTTGCCGCGCCCGTGCCGAACATGGCCGAAAGCCGGAACTGGCCGAAGGACAGCATGGCCAAAAGCCACTGCGGTTCTTCCGGGTCTGACGACTCAATCTGCCACGACCCCCACGCACGATAGTTGTGCAGGGTGTTTTCGCCGGCGGTGCCGAAGAATATCACGCGCCCACCCCTCCATGGTTGGGTGTTCGACGGGGCGGCAACGAACTGGCTGGGCACTGTGTTGATGAGGGCGTTGTGCGCGGTATTCGAGATAATCGCCGCAGCGCTGATTGTGAAAGATGTCGCGGAGATGTTGGCCATCGTCTGGCGGCGAAAGGCCTGAGTTCGAAGCGTGTTCACAGGAAGCTCCTTTTCGCGGGTTCTCGGCCGCGGGACACTGTCACTTGATGCGTTCTTTGATGGTCCGAAGGTCGGCCTTGATTTCGGCCAGCCCTCCGATCACGTCGGCCTCCAGTTTGCGAAGGCGTGATTCGTGGTCGGCAATGCTGTCCGCGTGGTAGTTCAAGCGATTCTCGGCGGTCACCTTGAACCCGACCGTTGCGCTCGCCGCGCCGATGGTGACGCCGACCAGCGAGACGACGACACCGAGAGACGTGCGAACGCGGGTAGACCGCTCAACTTCGATGGCCTCGGCTTGCGTCATTATCGCCCCCTCAGTTGATTGGGGCCCCACATGCTGATGTAGTCGCCGGTTGCTCCAACAAGTCCGCCGGTCGAATGGGGCACCCACATGCGTCGGCTTGTCATCGCCGCGAGAGATGCGCGGCGCAACTCGCTCTTGTTCGCCCACGCCCCGATGAGCCCGTAGGTGTACGGGTCGGAGAAGACGCACCCGTTGATCGCCACGCCGGTACGGTCGATGCCCGTCGAGGTGTTCAGGAACTCGGCGGCGGTGTCGAAGTCGGTATCGGCCATGAACGTGCCGACGTTGACGTAGCAGTTGCCGGAGAACTGGCGTTTGGCCTCGGTCGCGGTCCACGCGGCATCCTCGTTGGCGATGAGCCTGCGGGTGCCCGTCGCGTTGGCAAAGGCGATGATGGAATCCTCAACGATGAACGTGCCGCTGCCGGACGGGGTCGCGTATCGGAACATGTTGCTGACTTGTCCGACCGAGCGCAGGCCAACGTCGATGATGGTGCATCCCCGGAAGCGGACGGTGTTCCCGGTATTGACTTCGATACCGTGACCTTGGAATCCCGCCGAGAAGTGGTCCGAGTTGATGACGATGACGCACCGCTCGAACAGGCAGTACTTCGTGCCGCTGATCGTGGTCCAACGCATCGCCGTACACGTCGGCGTAGGCGACGCGCTGGTCCATGCCGACCCGACGCCGCGCAGGTCGATCAGGCATCGACGCATGGCGACGTGCTGGGTTTGTGCCGTGCCCGCCCCGCCGAACGCGAACGCATGGACGTTCTCGAAAGAGCAATCTTCGATGACGAGCGGATAGGTAGACGGGTCCGTCGCCACGAACGTGGCCGGGGCATACGCGCCGTTGACCAGAATGAACGCCCCACCGCCAGCGTGCGCCGTCGGGTTGGTGTGCCGCACGACGTTGCGGCGCATCACGCACCCGCTCATGGGGTACGTCGGGCTTTCCGTGGTCGAACCGTCGAGGGATGTTATAAACCCGGCTGATGGCGTCTTCGCGGTGAACAGGGGTTGGCATGACGGGCTGAGGACGACGTGGGCGTACCACTCGCAGTCTTCGACGACGTGGTTCGTGGCCGGACGACCGACAACAAAGAACGGCGAGAAGGAGCCGGTGTTGCTGTCGAGCGTGGTCGCCGCACCGTAGTACCCACGGCCCGAGCAACGGCGGATGACGTTTCCGGTCTGCGCTGGCGATGGTGTACCCGTGTGCCCGAAATAGTGGTGGCTCGCCCCGTCGATCGAGTGACAGTCCTCGATGACGCAGTTAGACGAGTCGGAGGTGCAGAGTTGATAGGTGCCGTTGGTCTGGTAGGCGTTCGCGGTCATAAACCCGCGAATGGTGCATCGGTTGGCGTTCTGCAAACAGATCAGGGCGGGCGTGCCGGTGTTTCCGATGACGAAAGACACGTCCGGCGTGCTGGCCGACGTTGAGGGCGCGGACCCTGCTCCGCTCAGCAACGTCCCGAATCGGTCGGTGATTCGGATCGTGAGGACGCCGGTCGCCGAGTCGTAGAACCACGAGTTGTCGGTCGTGGCGACGGTCGCGGCATCGACGACCCACTTGAGGTGTCCGAAGTGCCTGCCCTGCTGCTCGACGACGCGGCCCCACCGGAACAGAACGGCGGTCAGATCAAGCCCGGTGGCGAGCGTGTAGGTGTAGGTGTTGCCGCTGGCGGTCCACGATCCGCCCGTGATCGGCACGTCACCGCGAAGGAACGGCTGGCTGATGGTCAGCGCGCCGGGGTTGGGCTCGGCGGTGGTCCACGGCGTAAACGTCACTCCGACGGCCCCGGCGGGGTTCCCGGCAAAGTTGTAGTTGGCGAACGATCGCTCGGGGTTCGCGGCGGTTCCCCGAATGATTCCGGAGACGTACACCACGTCCCCCTCGACGAACCCGGTTCCTGCGGAGACGGCGGCAAACAGGCGGTTGATGCTGGGGGCGGGTGTGGCCGCGTTCTGCATCTGGGCCTGCGTGGTGCCCGTGCCGCTGGGGTGGACGTAGTAATTCGCCATCAGATCTCCCTCTCAATCAGGGCATTTGCCGACGGCCGGCTCGATCACGAGGACGCCTTCGCTGGGGGCGGAGCGTGCAGGGCGAACAACTGAGCCTGAGCCGCGTCCCACGCGGCGTCGGCGGCCTGGCGGACGGCCTCGGCGGACGCACGACCCTCCGCGACGCCCTCGGCGTAGTTGGCGTCCGCGTCCTTCTTGCGGCGACGCATCTGGTACAGCATCCCGCCCCCCAGAAGGACGTTGAGCGCAGCGTTCACGTCGATGCCCGCCGCGCCCATCGCGGACTGGACCCCGGGGATCCCCGCGACGAACCTGCCGATCCCCGCCCACTTCTCTCGCTTCGCAGCCAGTTCGGCCGCTGCCGCGTCCCCCTGCTCCACGATGAGGGCGAGCTTTTGTTCAAGCGCCTTGGCGGCGGCGTCGATGGCGGCTGTAGCGGCGGCGATCTTCTGGCCGGTCTCCGCTTCCACCATGGCGGCCTCGGCGGTGAGCTCGGCGGCGGTGGTGGCCTGCCGCTGGGCCAGGTCGATCGATGCTCTCCGGGCTTCGGCCTGAGCCTCCCGGATCTCCTGTGCAGCGGCGTCGGCGGCGAGCTTGGCCTCGGCCTTGGCGGCGGCCTCCCTCGCCATAACCTCCCGGACGAGGCCGGCCTCTGTTACCGGTTCGCCCGTGAATGGGCTGGGGACGCGCGGGTCCATAACGTCGCACCCGGCAAGGCCAAGGACGCACCCAGCCAGAGCGAGGACGATGACGACACGATTGAAGGTGGATCGGATGAGCACGGCCACGTCTCCGGCTCAAGCCCGGACGCAGACGGCACGGCGCAGTGTAGCACCATTACGGGACGTTGACACAGCACCCGGAAGCCGTTCTAATCCACCGATTCAAGGAGACGGTGATGTCTTTTCAAAGTCCCGTGGTTTCGCCCAAGTCGATCGCCCTCGACATACTGCGATGGATCCTTGTGCTGCCGGCGGCCGCTGCTGGTGCCCTGATCTTTGCGTACATCTTTGTGCAGTGCGCCGGGTTCTTCACCAACTTCGCCAAGCCGGAGATGGATGGGTGGGGTTTCGGCCAGCATTGGGTTTTGGGTCCCATCTACACAGTCGCCCAAGCGGTGACCAGCGCGGCCGGGTTTGTGCTTGTTGGGACGCAGTGCGCTCCTGATAGACGATCGGTCGTGTCCACCGTGCTCGCCACCATCTGGGGCATTTTCTTGCTGGCCGTCTACGGGATCTTCTGGTCGGCGTTTTTCCACGACGATCCGGACGCGAGAACCTGGAGTGCGGGCATCCGCATGACCCTGTACTTCGCCGCTGGGATGTTCGCAGCCGTGGCGGCCGCAGCCTCAATCAACGGCCGGGAACGGTTGCGGGCCTGACCCTGTTCTCCGCCTGCTTGCTGCGAGCCTCTCGAACAGCTTCCCCAAAGAGCGACCACTCTTCCCGGTAACGATCACGCTCTTTGTCCCGGTCGGCTGGGCTGAGGCCGCGGAGGTACAAGGCGTACTCCTTCTCTGACCTTCCACCCCGGACCCGCTTCTGGACTCCTTCGATAAGGTTCGTCGCCACGCGAGGGTTGTCTTTGTTGCGCTCGAGGTAGTCGTACACCCGCTCGACAGCGTCGTCCTTGCTGCGCCGGCTGATCGCGGCATAGACGCTCCATGGTTCTCCCTTCGGCTGGCCAAACAGCCGCACCGCCCCCTTGCCGGCGGTGTAGACGGGCTCTCCAGGCACACCGGCAATCTTCATTGCGGCGAGTACGGCACGTTCCACCTTGGGCATCAGTTCGGCCCGGTCGGGAGTGCTGCCGGCTGTGGTCTCGTCTTTCCGAGCCATGAGTGCTCGGACGGGCTCGACAATGTCCGTCGTGAGCCCGACGAACGAGGTGGGCTTGTTGAAGTCCACTGGCTTTCCCCGAAGCGTGGCGCTGAGGATCTTGACCACGTCGGATCCGCCCAGCGCAAAGGCGTCGACCACGTCCGCGAGCGCGGCGACGCCGAGCTGGTCCAGGGTCTTGGGTTGCTTCTCGTCCTGGAAGCCGCGGGTGAAGCGTCGCCAAAGCTCCCTGATGATCGCGGCAAGCACGGCCGAGGCCATGAGGCCAAGCGCCGCACGACTTAGACGAGCCGCGTTGGCCCGCGAGGGGTTGTGGTAGAACTCGAGCGCCGCTTCCTCGACCTGGTTCCCCATCTTCATCGCCGCGCTGGCAAACAAGGTCCACATCGCAGCAAAGGCGTTTTGGTGGCCGAGAAGACCTTGCCCCGTATGGTCGATCTCGCTGGTCGCGTTCGCCGTGCGGCGGATTGTGAGGGCCGCCTCCCTTGCGGCCGTCTCCTGCACCTGCAACTCGGTCATGTGGGGGAACGTCTGCTTGATCCTCGACTTGGCCGCGGCGTAGACGCCGATAGCCACGTCCTGATCGAAGTACTCCAAGGGCTTCATGCCAACCTGCTTGTACTTGCGATACCAGCCGACCAAGGCGTTCGACGGCCTGGACCCCAACGCCCCGGTGTACTGGGTGGGATCGACGAGTCGGGCCGAACCCTCCCCGTACCGGTCCCGAAGGTATCCGCTGTGGCGGGTCATCTCGGCGAAGAGGGTGCGGTTCAGCACGTTCAGACGCGGGAACTTGGCTAGGATGCCGGCGGCCTCGCTCCAAGTGCCGGCGTCGGCGGCGGCCATCAAGAGCCCGAGCTTTTGCAGGACCACGGTCGTCAGCCGCCCCCAGAGCGTGGCGACAGCGTAGTTCCCGACGAACTTCCGCAGAGTCCGATTCTCCACGTTTCGGAGGTTGGAGTCGACTCCGGACACCGCGGCCAAACGCTGCTCGACTTCCGCGGTCCACTGGGTCCCAAGCCGGGCGTCCAGAATGGGTCGGAGTTGCGGATGTCCCATCAGCATCAAGGCCGTGCGAATAGGCGAGGCCATGTGGGCGTACCGCGAGACCCGATCGATATGCTGGTCCGCGAACCGGAAGAAATCCTTCACAACGATGGGATCGCTGCTGGTGGACCGGGCTTTCAGAATCCCCATGTCTTCAAGCCAGCGTTGCATAATCGAGGTTTGCCCTCGCGCGTTCTGCTGCCGTTGAGACCGGTCTCGCGATCGAGAGAAATGTTCCGGGTTGGTGAAGAGGTCGATGCCGTCCATCTCCCTGCTGGCCTGATTCCCTTCTTGCGCAAGGCGGCCGTTGGCAAAGGACTTGAACGCCCGGAGCATGTCCATCTCGAACGCCGTGGCCGACTGCTCGAGCGCATCGAAGTCGGCGGCGGTCAACTTGAAAACACGGTTGGTTTGCCCCTTGAACCGATCCAGAATGAGACCGCCCTTGAGGATCTCGGGCCGGTTTTGCGGGTCGGACCACAGCCCCAAAAGGTGCATCCGCTCCGAAGGCGTGATGTCGATCCGCCCGGCGTCTGGAAGATCGACCTCCGAGGTAGTCGTGGCCATGTCGGACAAAGCCCGCTCGGTGATCTTGTGCCTGACCAGCACCGCCCGCATCGCGTCGATGCCCTCGTACCTCAGCTTGAGCGCGCGGTCTTCTCCCTCCGCCACGGCCTCGTACACCGTGCGGTATAGAACGCCGTCCCGCCCACCAGCCGCCGACATCATGCGGGCGGTATCGCGCCGGCGGTCTCCGAAGAACTGACGGAGCGTGCCCTTGCTTGTGATGCCCGGTGGCTGGCCCTTGTCGCGGCCCAAGTCCTTGGAATGTCGGGCGGAGACTTGAGCGGCCGTGCTCGCAGCCAAGTCTCTGAGGTCCATCATCTTCCCCATCACCCGGGCCTTCTCGTATGTGGCCGAGAGCCACGCAACATGCCGCAGAGCTTGATCTGCCAAACGGATGGCCTCGGGCCGGAGGTTCGGGTCCGACAGGTCCCGGGGCCCAACCATCCGAAGGGCCCCAAGGTCGGCATCGGTGAAAGCGTTTGAGCGTCCTTGGCTCACCTGGTCAGCGATGAAGTCGGCCAGAGGGCCGAGGTCGGGCATGACCTTGGCCTCGCGGATCGATTTCACCACAGGCTCGACCACGGCGCGGTGCTCGGGGCGGAGCTTGCCGAGCGTAACCTTTGCGGCAAAGGGTTTGGTCGGCTTTGTGACACCCAGAGACTTGTTGATCTGCTGGGCCAGAGTGGGCCCGGTCTTGGGCTTGACGAACGAACCGACGGTGCGCGTGAGCCGAGAGACGGCCTGACGACGCAGCAACGATCCGAGCTCGCGTTGCATGGCCTGGACCGCGCGCATGTACTGGCCCAGAGTCTTGACGGTCCGAACTTGCCGGATGAACTTCCCGCGGATCTGGGGCGGAAGGTTCGCCCGCAAGATGTCATGGAGGTTGTCGCGGAGCCTTTCAACAGCATCGGCCTGTGCCTTGCGGACGGCCGCTCGACGGGTCTCTTCCGACCGGCTTCGGATGTCGGCCCGAAGGTACGCCGTCCGGGCGGCGTCCTTGGTCTGCTTGATGAGCGACGGGATCTGGGCCTGAACGTTGGCCATTCCCTCTCGGACACCCTGGTTGTACGCCCGGAGCGTGGTGCGCTGGTCTCGGCGGAGTTGCCGGTTCAGCCTCCTGGGCTCGCCAGCGTTGGCCACCCCGGTTGACGCCTCCACATTCGCCCCGACCTCTTTCCCTTCGGGGGCGGAGCTCTTGCGGGCCTGCTCCTTGGCAATCGCCAGCTCCATGAGGTCTTGGTTCGGGCGCCCGTCGAGCCCCCTCGAGCGCGTGATGATCCTTCTGGCGACGGTGCGGATGCGTCGGGCGTACTGCGCAAGCTCCGCGCCCCGAGTCTGCACCGCATCCTGAATGAACTTGGTGAGGGTTGGGCCCCTGGTGATTCCCCTGGCGAGCATCTTGGCGGCTACCTCGATGCCCATGTCGATGATGTCGTCGATCGGCGGACCGCTCATCAACCGAAACCCACGGGACAGACGACGCCGGCGGGCACCTTCGGCCACGCTTTCAAGCCAAGAGACCATCCTGCGTCGAAGACCCTCTCCCTTGCGCAGGACAACGCCGACAGCACCGTCATTCTTTTTCTTCCCTTCGAGGTCGGCGTCAATCTCGGCGAGCTCTCGCTCTGCTTTGGCGAGTTCCGGGGCCTTGTCCCATGTCCGCTTTACCTCCTCTTCGAGAGCCTTCTCTCGCTTTCGAGAAGACTCGACCTCCTCCCGAGACCGTTCAGCGTCTCGGCGCAGCGAATCCCCGATGTTCTGGAGAGCCCCCAATAGTCCGTTGCCGGTCGTCGCCGATCCGCTGTAGATGCTGTTCCCACCGGGAGTCTCTACCTCCAGCACCGTTTTCCGATACAACTGCTCCCCATCGGGCCTGGCCATGTGCTTGACGAGAAGCACCAGCCCCATCAGTTCGGCCTTCGCTTCGGCGCGACCTGGTCTGTCTCCGACTTTCTCCTCCACTTTGGAGACCATGGCGTCGATCGCCTTGGCAACGTCCTTGCGTCCTTCGGCGTTGACCGACCCCGTTCTGAGTGACACGCCATCGGGATCCTTGAACTTGGCATCAGCGAGCTCGGCAAGATGCTTCAAGTTCGGGATTTTGGAAGATTCCAAGTACTTGATTTCGCGGCGCGTGCTGCTCAGCTTTGAGACCTTGAGGCCCAGTTCGTTCTCAAACGCCGATTGCTCGCTCCGGAGCTGCTGGACGATGTTCTCCAACTCCAGCTTGCGCATGACACGGGGGTCTCCCGTGAGGGCGGCCTTGAACTCCGCCATTACCGCCGAGAGCTCGCCGGCAGCGTCGTCGAAGGACCGACCGACGCCCTTGCCGGAAAGAACCTGCGCGAGCATCTTGCCCTTGTCTTCAAGCTTCTGGTAGATGGCGGTGTCCATCGACCGCTCGGTACCGTAGTTCAGGATCTCGATTTCAAAGTTCGGATCCTTCTCCAGGAGCATGTTCCCTTGTCGGATGCCTCGTCCATTGCGCTGCTCCATCATGGCGGGGGTGAGCATTCGCGGCGGGTCGAGGTGGTGCATGGCGACCAGACGCTCCTGCACGTTGACGCCCACCCCCATCTTCTCCGTCGACCCGATCAGGACGCGAATGTCTCCCCGGTTGACGGAGGCGAAAAGCTGCTCCCGCTTTTTGTCGCTGTTGTACTCGTGGATGATGGCGATCTGGTCGCGCGGGATGCCGCGGGCGACCAGCTTGTCCCGGAGGTCCTTGTAGAGGTTGAACCCCTCGGCGGCGAAGGCTTCATCCTCGGCCGCGGACTGGGCGGACTCTTCCCCTTCGGAGCCCTCGTCTTGAATCTCTTCGTTGGATTCAGCCTCAACGTCTTCTTGCGAAATCTGCACCTCCTGCGAAGCCCCTCCCGCGAAGGACTGGAGAAGATCCGTGTTCATCGGCTTGAACCGGTCGGCGAACACGAGTTGCGTGCCGGCGACACCGTCCGTGCGCTTGTAGATCTCGGCAATCCGATCGGCGGCGACGTTGGCCTTTGATCCGGGCTCGTCCGGGAGGCTGGGGTCGATGAGCCTTGGGTCGAGCGCCGCGGCCATGCCCGCCTGCATCGTGAAGATGGGCACCCAACCGGCCTCTGCCCGCTCTTTGCCTGTGAGATTTTCAAACGTGTCGGCGACGTTTCCGAGCCACGAGTCGATCTGCTCACCGCCGTTGGTCTTCTTGACCTTGACCAGTTCGGGCTTGCCTCCCTTGATCGCTGGAACCTTGAGCCCCAGTTCTTTGTTGCCCATCTTCACGTCGAACCCGGCCCGGATCATGGCCACCAGCTCAGCACCGTTCGTGAAACGGTTGAACCGGGTAACCATCTTCCACTTGTTCGACCAGGTCACTTCGAGCTTGGTCTGGGTGGTCCCGAAGGTGTTGGCGAAGTCGTCGAACGTGTCGATGTTGTACTCGCGCAGCACATTCGGCGTGGCGAGCTTGAGCATGACATAGGCCTCGGCCATCGTGTTGGTGATGGGCGTGCCCGTGGCAAGGATGACATTTTTCCCACCGGTCTTGGTCTGGATCTGACTGGCTTTGAGCTCCAAACCGATCGACCGCTGAGACTGACCGGAAGGAATCCCTTTCACACCCATCTTGCGGGTGACGAGGGCCATGCGCTTGTAGGCGTGCGCCTCGTCGATGAGCAGCGCATCCACACCCAACTCTTCAAAGAACACCGCGCGGTCCTTTCGCTTGGCCGCGGCGTCGAGCATTGTGACGAGTCGGGCTTCGAGGTTCTTCTTCGCTGCTTCGAGCTGCTTGACGGTGGGGTGCCGTCCTCCCGCCTGCGCCTTGGCCTCTCGGATAGCAGACTCAAGCTCGCTGATCCTCGCACCAATGAACGCCCGCATGGTCTCCGGCTTGTTGTCGAGAAGATCAAACTGAGGCTGGGTGACGATGACGGCGTCGTAATCTCCGAGAGCGATTTGCGCCATGAGGCGCTTGCGGTTCTTCGCGGCGAAGGTCTTCTCGTTGGCCACCAAGATTCTGGCGTCGGGATAGGCCTGGCGGAACGATGCGGCGAACTGCCCAATGGTCGCCTTCTGCACCACGATCATGGGCTTCTTTGCCAGGCCAAGCCTCCGCATCTCCATGGCGAGAACGATCTGAGAGAAGGTCTTGCCCGACCCCACCCCATGGGCCATGACCGCCGATCCTTCTTGGAGCACTCGCGCCACGATCGACAGCCTGTGCGGGAGTCGCCGCACGGTCTCCGTCAGGCCGGGGAGGACAAGATAAGAGCCGTCGTACTGGGCCGGAACGACCGAGTTGTTGACCTCGTTGTAGACCTGTTCCATTGCGTCCCGGGCGATCGTCTTGGTCTCCCGAAAGTCGATCTCATCTGCGGAAGTCCTGGCCCACGTCGAGAATGCCTTTTGCATCCGCTCCACCATGGCCTGGGCGGCAACGGTCGCGTCGCGGTCGACGAACGTGGTCCTTTGGGACCCAAACCCTTCTGATTTGCGAACCTCGGGCAGGGTGCCGTTGAGGGCGTGCGTGAGAAGTGCCGCACCGTCCATGTCTGCGGTGCCCCAGGTTTCCGTCGCGGCGACGGTGCCGCGCCCGCCCATCACCGCGTAACCGTTTGCGGCCTTGGCGTAGTAGACCGTGGTCGGCGCCTCGAACAGGAAAGACGCGAACGCGGACGTGACTTCGGTGGGGATCCACCTGGAAGACAGATTGAAATCCACCTCGGCGATGGGAACGCGGGCGGGCTGCACAGCCTCGAGCGCGGCGACGTTCCGCTCGTATTCGGGGGCGTCGGCCGCAGCCTTGCGGGCCTGCTCCAGCTTCACCCGAACGTTGCCCGACAGATACCGCTCCCTGGGCTCCATGATCCCGGTGTCAGGACTCTCGAACGCTCTGCCGCTGTCCAGAATCTCCTGCTTGGCCCGCTCCGGGGTGATCCCGAGAAGCTGGGCGACGAGATCCACGTCGATGTTGTTGCGGTAACCAAGGCTAATCCCGATTGCGTCGGAGACGTTCTCGGCTTTCTTGGGCATCCGGCGTGGGCGGCGGATCCGCCTCGTGAAGATGTCGCCCTTGACGTACTCCTTTGTGGCGACCTCCACGTCCCCGCCCTTGCGCTTGCGCATGACCTTGACGGTTCGCTCCTGCTCCATCGACTGGAGGAGGGGGTAGTCGTCGTCGTCGCGCAGGAACGCAGCTCGCTCGTTGTGGGCCTGCTCTTTGGTCAGGGTGCCGTGCTTTTTGACGTAGGCGTCGTATGTCCGGTTGAGATCGGCGCGGAGCTTGTCGAGTTCGTCCTTGGAAACCCCATCGGTGTTTTCAGCGTCGAAAAGGGCCCGAGCCACGGTCCGAAGTCCGATCCAATCCTTGGCGATCTCGATCCGCTTCGCTCGCTCCTTGGCGTCGATCTTGCCGTCGTAGTCCCCTGATGTCTTTTTGATGGTGAGCCAGTCGGCGTCCTCGAATCCTTCACCCACGACTCGCTTGAACTCCCCGCCCCGGATGACGTATGAACCCTGCCGCTCGCCCTGCGCGAGAGGCGCGGTATCTTCGAGCTCAAGCGGAGTAGACCCCGAACCGGCGATGTTCTCGGGAAGCCGCTCGGTGGCCTTCTTGAGGTCGGCCTCAAGGTCTTGCCCACGGATGGAGGTGAGGGCATAGTCCCCGGCTCCGTACATCGTTCCGGCCAGAGAGTGCCGACCGAGAGCGTTCTCGGGGTGCGCGGCGAAGTACTCGTTTGCCTCGATGGGGACAGTCTCCCGGTCGTCGGCAAGTTTGACCCACCGCTCCCGCTCCTCTCGCAGGGCGGCCATGCGTTCTTGCCCCTTTTCAAAGGAGAGCTTGCCGGCTCTGTAGTCCTCCGTCACCTTGTCGATCTGGCGGTCGATCTTGTCCGTGAGGGTTTTGAGAGGCCAGCGCCCGACCTCGGTGGTGTTGATCCAGTCGGCCCCTTGGAATCCGCTGCCGTCCTTTTTCCGGAGGATGATGATGTCCGTGGTGACAGCGGTCCCGGCGTTCTCCTGGAAAGCGTCGTTGGGCAAACGGAAGGCGGCGACGAGGTCCGCCTTCTGGGAAAGCATCGCGCGAACCTTCGTCCCGCCTTTGTCCATCGTGCCGTCGCTGGTGATGAACATGACGAGCCCGCCAGGGCGAACTTTGTCGAGGGAGCGGGCGAAAAAGTAATCGTGGATGCGAAGGTCGCTGTAGTCCTTGCCTGCGATGATGTACGAGCCGAAAGGCACGTTGCTGATGGCCAAGTCAATCGAGTTGTTCGGGATCCGCGTGTCTTGGAACCCCTTCACTTCAATGCGGGCCTGTGGGTACAGCTTGCGCAGGATGCGGCCGGAAAGGCTGTCGAGCTCGACGCCGATGAGATTGCTCTCTTCGGCGACGGTCCCGGGCATCAAACCCAAGAAGTGCCCCACGCCGGCGGCAGGTTCCAGCACGTTGCCCCCCTTGAACCCCATGCGTTCGGCCATGTCCCACATGGCGGAGATGACCTGGGGTGCGGTGTAGTGGGCGTTCGTGGTGCTGGCGCGGGCGGACGCGAACTCCTCCTTGGTGAGAAGATTTTCCAGCGTCTGGTACTGCTTGGCGTACCGGGCGTTGTCGCGGTTGAAATACTCCCCTGCCCAACCCCACCCGGTGTAGCGGGCGAGGACGGCCTTCTCCTCGGGCGTGGGGTTGCGGTCCTCGGACTCCAGAGTCCGGAGGAGCTTGATGGCGTCGAGGTTGGCGGCGAACTTCCCGGTGTTGCTGGACGGCGCCATCTCGGAGCCGCGCTTGATCGTGTGGTTGCGGTCCTGAGGGGGCAGATCCTCGGGGTTCAGTCGAGGCTTGCGCGGACTTCCGACGGGCTCACGCCCACCATCCGTGCCGCCCCCAGCAGCGTTGTCCGATGCTCCGGCGTCAGCTTCGACCACCGACGCCGTGCTCTGGCCAGGTTTCGCGCCTCTACCTCGGCGGCCTCCGCGGCCTCCACGCTGTCCGGGTCGAACGACTTCGGCTCCAGAATCCACCCCTCCCGCAGCTCCGTCGCCGTCGCCTCCGCCCCCTTGGCTAGCACCGCCGACGGACTTGTCGCGTTGGCCAGGAAGCTCAGGATCGCGGGCATCGACATTGGAGGACTCCTTCGCGGAGATCTTACCTCCGCCGTTCTCGGTGACATCGACGTTACCGGGCACGGACGGATTACGAACGAACTCGGCCCCCACGGCCTGCGTAGCATCAGGCGTGCCGGACTCCCGCACCATCCCGCTGCCCGATCCGCTGCCTCGTGGTCCCATGTGGGACTCAGAGGGTGCGTTCAAGGTGTCGGCCGTGCTGGACGGCTTGGACTCGGTCTGGGTGCTTTCCGGCGACGGCCGGTCGCTCTTTTCCGGCGGACGACCCCGCAGGCTGGAGGACGACTCGGTCTCGCCCGAGGAGTTCGCGGCCGAGGCGGCGCGGCGGCGAGCGGCGTCCAAGGCCGCTCGGTAGCCCGCCTTCGATTCATCTTCGAGAGCCGTCTTCTTTGCCATCTCCTCGTTGGTGATGGTGCCGCGCTTCATCTTCTCGTCGAGGGGAGACCACTCCTCGTAGATCTTGTGGCCACGACCAGCCTTGTACGCGAGCACCTCGGGGATGTTGACCTGGATTTCGGCAATGGTGCCCGAGGGCAGGCGGACGTTGGCGAGGATGTCCGAGTACCCCAGTTCCGTCGGCGTCGTGAAGCGGTCCTTTACCCGGGCAACGTCGAGATGTTCGGGCAGCGAGGAGAGGACCTTCGCGGCCTCCTCCGGGGTGTCGACCTCGATGGTCCCGCGGACCACGTCTTTGAGTTCGCGGAAGTCACCTTTGTAGTCCTTGCGGACCTTCCCCACGATGCGGCCCGGGGTCTTGATCGGACCCGAGATCCACTTCCCGCCGACAGCCTCGGCGATCTTCCGACCTGCCACCTGGAAAGGCGGGGCATCGTTCACCGCCGACCGATACACCTCGCGCAGCCCCGTGACCTCATCCGGTTTGATGTCTGCCGGCGAGTCGTCCGGCTTCACTTTCGCGTCCTCGTTCGCCTTTGAGGCTTGGGCGTAGGCCGCGTGGTGGGAATCATCACCCTGGTTGTTCGCTTCGGGAGAGGGTCGTTTCACCTCCGCCGACACGTTCACAGGAGCCTCATTTTCGATCGCACCCTTCGGCACCGTCGCCGTGCTGCCTGTGTCGGCGTTCCTCCTGCGACGGATGGCCTGCATGAATCCGCCCGGATCCTGCTGAGCAAAGGCCTGTCGCGCTCGCCTGGTCTGCTCGTCCACGTTGGGGTCGTTGAGCACCAGAAGAGCCTGGTCGAACACTGAACCGGAGGCATCTTCCTGTGAGCGAGCGTTCGGTTCGTTCGTGCTGGGAATGCTCGTCCTGGACCGTCGGAACTGCTCGTGGGCGGCCTGTGTCGCATCCTGCACCATCCGCGCGGTCTCGTAAGCGATTCGGATGTCCGCGGACTTCCGGGCTTCCCGCTTGTCCACAAACCGCTGCGCGAGCTGCGGCGCTGCGAGCGTGACATCGGTTCCCGCGCCGAGAATGCCGCCGACGAGACCGGCCTGCGTCACACGGCCGACAAACCCCTCCCATGCGCTGGGATCGTCTTCGGCCCAGCGCTGGAGGGCCATGGAAACTATTTCCTCGGACGCTTCTTGGGTGCCTTCCTTGACAAACGCCTTGGCGGCCTCGCCAAGCAGCCCCCTTGCCCCCGCCGACGCGGCCTCCCCCATGTACTTCTGGAAGACGCTGGGAGCCAGTCGTTTGAGGTACTGACCCAGAGGGATAACGCTTGAGGCCGTCGTGAAGGCGCCCATGCCAAGCCCTTCAAGACGCGCCGTCGCGTCGGATGCACCACGCTGCTTTGCATCTAGGAATTGAGAGGAACCGGATTGAATGCCCGCGGTCAACATGGCGGCCGCCATGGGGACGGTTCCGGCCCCCCCGGTCAACGCGGCGACAGTAATTGGGGGCGCCATGCTCGGAGCTGCGCGGGCAACGGTCCCGAGCATGGTTTCTGGCGGGCCGTAGCCCTCCGCCTGAGAACCCTTCGAGAGAGCGTCTTTCCGGGCGAGCTCCGAAATGTACGGGATTCCTGCGTATTCAACAGCACCCGAGATCTGCCGACTCACGTCAAACGACCCGGCCTGGAGCTGGTCGAGCACGTCCCGAACCACGCCCTTCGGAGCCGGCGCCGGCGGCGTGAGCATCGCCCGCAGCGTCGCGGTGCTCATCGCGTCGTAGTTGGGCATGGGAGCGCCGAGCGAAACGTCGGACGGGTTTACCCTCGAGCGCAGACGCTTGAGATACACCGATCTGGCCTCGTCGCTCTCGGGGCTGGAACTGATGATGTAGTCTTCGAGGGCCTCCACGCCAGCAACCGGCGATTGTGGCGAGGTCGGAGCCTGCGTTGGATCCCCAGAGCCAGCCCCCATAGACGCCCGCACGGCCGCGATCCTGCTGGCAAGATTGTTCTGTGCCTGGTTCGCTGTTCCCGCACGGATGCGCTGGATTCGCTGCTGAATCGTTTCGGAGTTCGAGACCGTGGACATCTGGTGTTACCTCCAGGCAACGATGCGGGCGGGAATGGCATTGGAGGCATTGCGGTTGCGGCCTTCGATTCTGGTCAAGAAGTACTCGGCGTCCGAAGCGTCTCGCACGCTCGCAGGCAGGATGATGGGCATGGTGTTATCCCGCTGCTGGAAGGCAACATCGGTGAGCACCGCCCCGGCGGCGTTGGTGTAGAGGGCCCTGACGCCCAGAGGGAGGCCGGAGCTCGGGTACGCCCCGGGATCAACAAGCACAGCAAACACGGTTGCCGCGGCCGAGGCGCCCGAGACGCCGTGCTGCGTTGTGCCGTCGGTCTTGGTGGCCTGCCACAGAACCGTGCTGGTTGTGGGTGTGTTGGCGGCGACGACGATGGTCTGGTCGAATGCCTTGACCCCGCTCGCGAGCGTGATGTCCCACGACCCTTCGATGTCGGGGTCCGATCCACCACCGCCGATGCCTGGCGCGAAAGCCGAAAAGCCGATTTTGAGCGTGGCCATAACCGTACCCGATCAGAGCGGGACGGGCGGCACGGTTTACTGTAGCCCCATCCTCCGTAGTTCGGCCTCGATCTTCTCGTCTGACATGCCCTGGAGCACCATCTCTTGGATGATGGCGTCGAGGTTCGGAGCAGCAGCGGCGGCGGCCGGCTGAGATGCGGCACCCATGGAGAGTGCCGTGATGGCCTTGGCGATCTCCTGAGTTTGAGACTGCATCTGCTTGATGCTCGTCGCCAACTCTCGTGCCCGCTCCTCCATGCCTTGAGCAATCCCTCCAAACTGTGGGTCTTTCAGGCTTGCAAGCTCTCTCCCCGCGGCCTGAATGAGGCCCTGCAAAATCTCGCCCTGCTTGGAAAGCGCCTGGACGTTGGCAACGTACCGCAAGCGATCTTCGGACTCTCTTTGCTTCACAGCGGACGCTGCAATCCGGCGGTCCGTGTCCGCACGATCCTCCTGATTCTGGCGGTCCGCATAGACCATTCGGAGCTCGTCGAACGTTTGAGGTGTTTCCGGCCTGAGGTAGAAATCCGGAAGAACCTGCGGCGCGACACGTTGAACGGACTCTTTCTCCCGCGCCCGATCGATGTCCTTCTCGCTTTGGCGGATGCTCTGCTGACGGTCGCTTTCCATCAGGCGTTTGTTCCACTCCTTGTCAGCCCGCAAGCCCGATGCCCAGTTCTCCACGTCTCGCCTGGTGGTGAGACCGGCGGGCGGGAACACCCCGTGCTCCGATCCATAGGCGATGGCAAGAGCAGCGGCTTCTTGCATCTCCCGGTCGCGGTCCTGTGCCTCGGCCTCACGCGAACGGTCGAATCCCTCTTTCTGCCGGCTTCGGATCATCCGATCCTCGATCTCGGCCATCTTGAGGTTGCGATCGAAGGCGGTGCGGTTGGCGCGTTCGGCGATCTGGGCTTGCGCGAGGCGCATGAGCATGTCGTTGAGCCCACCCATTCCTTGGGACCGACCGGCAATCGCGTTGCCCGCAGCGCCGGCGGCGGCGTCGAGACCGGCCAAGAGCGGGGATCCGTCGTGTCGGACGATGATGGGCATGTCAGCCTCCGAGGATCTTGGCCATGACGGCGGGGTTGCTGTTAGTGTTCTGGAGCATGGCCAGCATCTTGCGCTGGAAATCGAGGTTGGCACCGTACTGCCCAAGCCCTCCGGCGAGTTGCGCAAACCCCGTCAACGGGTTTGCCCCGGCCGTGTCGGTCCGGCTTTCCATCAACCCGGCAATCCGGCTGGAGACAGACTCGTCGATGGCGGTCCGCTGGCGCTGTTCCCGCTCTCGGCTGTCGTTCATGGCGGCGTCGTAGGCGGAGGACCCAGTCACACCCCGCTGGAGCAGTCCTGACTTCATCCCCGCGCGTGCCTGCCCCTCCTGCATCGCAATCTCCTGCTTGGCCGCCGAGCCTTGGCTTTGAAGCAGGTTGAGGATCTGGCGATAGCGGGCCTCGTTCACCCGGTTCGCTTTCTTCTGGGCTTTCCCGCCCATGATGCCTCCGAGCCCGGCAAGACCCACGGAAGCGACTTGCAAGTACGGGTTGGCCTTGCCGAGCATTCCGCCCAGGTCGAATCCGCCCCCACCAGCCATCATTCCTGCCCCAACCTGGGGAGACGCAGCAATCAAAGGCATCGAAAACATCGTGCTGCTCCTATTGCGTTCGGCGGTTGCCCGCCGGGCCGATCTGTGCCGAAAGGTCGTCGATTGCCCACCATTGGGATGCTGAATGCTGCCTGAGTACCAGCATGTGCGCCCCGGCCGAGACACGCATGTCGGCCCATTCTTGCCGTCCGGCGTGCGTTGAGAAGAACACTCCGGAAGCGTCCGGTGCTTGTTGTCCCGTCAGAACGCCGTTGACGTAGCGCCCGATTTCGAGGTTCACGCACTCCTCGGGGCTTTCGGCGCCGTACCACAGCCAGTTCAGCAAACCTGTGCCGGCGGAGCCGACGGCCGTCACTCCGGTCGCAATGCTCTCCTTGGACCCGCCTTCCTCCTGCATGGGAGTGAGCTTGATCCACGAGTCGATAGGGTCTCCGTCGTCCGAAGTGGCCGTGTCCGACAGCTCCCGCACGAACCCATCGACCCCGCACAGCAGCAGGCTTCGGTCCTGAGGGTTCTGCCCGGTGATTTCGACGACCGAGGAAGGTCCGTGCCCAGTGGGGTACTCATCCGGCCAGAACGCCTCGTTCTCAATGTCGTACACAAGGGCCTTGCCGTTCACTCCGGTGGTCCCAGGACGCGGCACAAGGTAGACGCGGATGGTGTTGTCGCTGGCCCGGAACGCCAGCACGATCTGGAAGTTCTTGGTGTCGGTGTAGTCGAAGAAGTCGGGGAGGCGTCGACCGTCGGTCTTGGTGTACTCGCGCGTCCCCCTCGGCATGGCGTGCAAGCCACCGTTGCCAACCCACCAGACGTTGCCGCGGTTGTCATAACACCACGCGGAGCGATCCACGATGCCGGCAGAGTTCGAGATGGGCACAACCTTCCCGCCCGTCCCGGGGTCACCGTCGAGCATGTAGATTGATCGCGAGCAGAACATCAACAAGCGGAGGCTGACAGCCTCTCGCGTGTCGTCGGTGGGGACCTCGGCGACGGCGACGATGGAGTCGGCGGGGATGCCCACCCCTGGGCTTGTGCCGCTGAACGCCCGTTCGGCGGCGGTAAGTCCAGCGTCCGACAGGTCGAAGTTCTCACAAGCCTTGCGCGAACCCGTGTCCCGCGAAGCCGAGACGTACCACATGCCCTTGTTGCCCGGCGGAGCCGCGAGGAAGACCCTGAACCCGAAGTTGGCGATGAGCTCGCACCCCCGCACTTCGGTGTTGTGCGCCCCAGGATCCCACTTGTGCACCTTTTGGGTGACACTGTCGGCAAGGATGTGGGCGGCGACGGAGGCCGCCGAACCGTCAAGAGCGAGAACTCGCGTGCGCGTGGTGTCTACTCCACTTTCGTTCGGCCATGTGATGAGGCGAGCGATAGCCTGAACGTAGTTGCCGAGCAGCCCGTCGTTCGTCGGAACGGTGCCAACATTGGCCGTCTTGTCGAACTTGGCCAGCGTGGTGGATTCGCCCCGAGTGGCGCCCCAGATTTCGCCCGCCACGAACGCGAGAATGTCCGACCGACCAGCGTTGGGAATCTGGCCGGTGGTCTGTGGGCGACGGATGATCCGCCCCCCCGCGGCACGGCACGGCTTGTTGGTGCCGTCGCTGTTCCCATTGAAGACGAGGCATACCCGGCGGGTGAAGGCTCCGGAGTAATCGAGACCGGAAGTGTTCGGTATGTCGCTGTTCCTGGGGCTGAGCTGGGCGACCACGATCCCGTTGATCGAAACCTCGATGTAGTTTGTCGAGGGGGTCGTTCCGTCGTAGGCGTCACGCAGTCGGGGCTTTTGGGTGGTGTCGAAAGCGCCGCCCCAGGCCGTGGTGGAAACCACCTTGCGGTCCAGGACCGTCTTCACCCCGGCGATGTTTTGCACGAGCTGGAGCCGGATGAAGTCGGACTGGTTGAAGATGCGGGACACTGATGAGCGAGTCCGCTGGCACTGCACCTCCAGCATCGTGAACGCGGCCGGATCTCCAACTCCTGCGCCAATGCTCATGGGTAAGTCCCCTCGATCCCATCGATGCGGAATCCGCCTCCGATCGAGTCGTCGATGGTCCCGTCGTTGTCGTTCCAAGCAAGCTCGATGTCGGGGGTCTCTGTGAGGGCACCAATCGCCGCGTCGGTGTAGTAGTCGCTCGGAAGCATGATCCGCGAATGGTTGACCATCGAACCCCCCGCGTTGGCCCCGCCCTCGCCGGTGGTGCCGTTGGTCTGACCGCCGTAGATCTGAGCCTCGGCGGGAGCGCCCGACGCGGGAGAAACCCCAACCCTGTCGATGGTGGGATAGTTGACGGTGGGCGTGCTCCCGTTCTCGCTGTACGCGCTTGAGTCGCCGCGGTAACCCTCGATGGTGGAGTCCGTGATGTAGACGGAATCCCACCCTCTGGGGATCTGCCAGCGGCCTTGGTTGCGGTCGGCGTCAGACGCAAAGATTGAGTAAAGCACCTCCGGGATGAGCGGCGTGATCTTGGTGTACTCGATCTTGGCTATGGATCGGTAGGCAGAAGATCCGCTGTGCCGGTAGATGACGCCAGCCCTGTTGTTTGACGCGAGGGTCAGGCCTGGCGGGTTCTGCGAGAGGGTGTACGTCTCGTCGATGTTCTCGTCGGACCAGACGGCGCGGAAGATGATCGCTCCAGCGGTGGCGATCAGCTCAAGGCTCAGCGTCGACGCGAACAAGGACGCGACGCCGCTCAGGTTGTGAGTCTGGGAGCTTGTGTAGGTGGTGACGGTCCCTGCAACGTGCGTCTCCACACGGAGCTGCACAACGTTGGTCGACGTGGCGACCAAGTAACCGCACACGAAGTTCCCGAGATTGGCCGACCCACGGACAAAGACGGCGAGGTTGGTGCACTGGCCGGGCGTCAGCGATGGGAAGGACGCTCCACGGTTGCCGAATGGGGTTGGATTGATCCGGAGCGTGAGGCGGACCCGGTTCGACGTGGCGTAGTTGATGGCCAGCCCATAGTTTGCTGACCCGGAGATGGGCAGCGCGTCAACGCGGCACTCCTTGAAAGCGGCACGGGGATCGGTGCTTTGCGTTGGGAAGAACGGGCCGTTGGGATAGATCCCCGTCGAGGGGTTCATCGTCGCATAGGCCTGGGAGGGATTTTTGGAGAAGACGACGTACTCGCCCCGAAAGTCGGTACCCGAGAAGAATCCGTTGAAGTTGTTTGGCAGCGCGTAGTTTGAGAACTCGTCCGTCACGTTTACGTTGTTGCCGGCGGGGTTGATCTGCTCGTTCCACGAACGAACGCAACGGACGGCACCTGTGATGCGCTTGCCCACGGGCCCGGCGTCGGCCTGTCCGGCGGCGTTGATGAACGCTTTGATCGTCCCCTCACGAGAACCACCTCCACGGCGCCGCGTGCGCGGCGACACACCCCGAACGTTCAGCGCGTCGGGGCAGGTTCCATCGGGCTGCCGGCCGCGTGCGTCGGCCTTGGACACGCCCTTGATTGGGAACGGGATGGGGAAGGGTCTTCGCAAAAAGCCCGCCGGATCTCTCGATCCGGTCTCGGGCTGTGCCGTCCGCATCCGCGGACTTGAGATGCTTGGGTTAGGCGCAGTCGCGCCCGATCTTGATGTAGCGGCACTCGAAGGACCTGGCCGCGGCCGAAGAGGTCTTCACGCCGAGCTGGGTGATGAGGGTGGTTCCCGAAGTGACACCTCCTCCAACTGTGCCGACGCCCCGGATCTCGTTGTTGACCCAGAACACGGGCTGGAGGCTCTCGTTGTACTGGATCATGAGGTTGTAGTCGGTGCCCGCAACGACCGGGACGCCCGTGTTGATGTAGGACACGGCACCGCTCGCGTTGCGATAGCGAGCGATCCAGTTTCCCAGGACGGCGGTACCGAGGCCGCTGGAGAGGGCGTTTGCGGGGTCGAAGAAGAACTCGGCCGAATCGGTTCCGCTGTTTGCGGCGCCGGGGTCGGTGGCCGACGGAGCTTGCCCAAGACCGGCCTGGACAAGGACGGTGGTGATGGTGGGCACGGACATCCGCGCGAGCATGATGACCCTGCTGGTCGCGGTGATGGCGGGTCGGAACGCGGTCGCAGCCACGGCGGTCAGTACCGATGCGTTGCCCGAGGCCCCGCCCGTGGTGTAGGACATGCCGCCTTTGGTCGCGCGAGCGATGGTGCCCGGGGTCGCTCCGGTGTTGGCGAACATGAGCTTGTCGGTGGCGGCGGCCACGGACGATGCGGGCAAAAGCTCGAAGTTGGTGAACGAGCTGATACGCGGGGGTTCGCCGTGAAGCAGGTCGAACGGCATGAGGCCGAACTCGGCATCTTCAAACAATCTGTTCTTTCCGGTCGTGGTCGTGGGCATGGTGGACTCCTTGGTGTGGTGAATGCAACGGCAGGTCAGGGGGTGATGGTGCCGATCTGGATGAAGTCGTCTTCGTCGCGTTCGTCAACGATCCCGCCGATCATGGGGCCGAAGTCGATTTGCTGGCTCTCGTCGAGCTTCCACAATCGCTCAAGCTCCGCCTCGAAGATCGGGCGATCGGCGGCCGGCTGCTCCGGGTGCAAATACTCCCATGTCCAGACGCGGCATCCGAGGAGGATGGCCCGGTGGAACTGGGGCGGGAGATTGGGGACGCGAAAGTCGTCGACGCTTTCGACCATGTCGACCCACCGCCTTCGGTAGGTGATGACAATCGTCGGGGATCCGTTTGTAGTGGGGATCGGCCACAGCGAGGCGCGAACCCGTGCGGGAACTGCCGTAGAAGCCTGTCTCGCGGTCCCGTCAATGGCTAAAAACCACCAGCCGGTGTATGTGCGGGTCCGTTGGCGGTGCTTGCGAATGGTGCCCGGAGCAACCAGCTGCACGCCGCCAACGCCGATGCCGTCGACGATGGCGTCCTCGAGCGCTTCAAAGTCCGGAGGCATGAGGATGAAGTCCTGTCCGGCGGTCGCGGGAACGCTCTCGGTGGTCGTGAGGAAAGACCACGGGCGAGCATCAACAACCTCAGAGGCGGCCGAATTGAACACGTCCCACGGGTCCACCCGGGAATCCCAGGTGTTTTTTCCAGCGCGGTGCTTCATCTGCGAGATGTACCAGGACGCGGTCTTCATCGAATCCCCCGGACGGCGTCTCCGCCGCCCGGGTGTGCACTGACGGAATGTGCTGGCTGAGCGGGGGACGGATTAGGCTCCGCCGCCGCGCATGTGCGCGATGCCCATGCCGTTGAACAAACACCGACGGAGGGCGGGGGACGCGGACGCGGGCGGGGTTTCGAGCACCACGCCGAACATTGCGGCCGGGGCATTCAAGTCGTCGTGCGATCCGGTGCCCACGGCCGGTCGGCTAAACAGCGTTCGGTCAACGTAAGTGCCGGGGACGTTGGTGGCGATGTTGCGGAACGACGTGAGCACCCCACCCGCCGCCGGGGTGAGGTCGGATCCGTTGTTTTGGCCAACGCCGCACAAGATGTCGATCTCTCCGGCGATGGCGAACTGTCCGACCGACCCGGGAGCGATGGTGCCCAAGGCCACCACCAAGCAGTAGTTGACGTGAGCGTTGGAGTCGGCGGTCAACTCCAGAGCGTTGCGGGCCCAGTAGTTGTCGTTTTCGGGGTCGAGGGAGTTGTACGTCGCGTTGGTCATGGACAGGTTCAACGCCGCGACCTGTCCTCGCGTGATGGGAGTCGACCCGCGCCACACAGCGCGGCGGGGCGTGGGATCCGCCCTAAAGCCGAGACCCTTGAGAATTGAGGAGAAACTGAACATGGGGAAACCCTCCTTGGTGGGGGTGATGGTGGTGTGGGGGGTGAGAACGAGACGGCTTACACGCCGACGGCGATTGCGAGTCGGTTTGGGCGTTCGCACAACATCTGCATCCACGACTCGCGGAAGACCGCTTTCATGTCGCGCTGACGTGCGCCGCCGTCCTTGATGACCTCGTTCATCATGTGCTTGGGGTGGAACGCGAGGTAGATCTCGTTGAGGTCGAGGAACCAGAACGGAGGTCGGAAGCTGGGGTAGGCCTGTGTGAACGGCGTCGCGGTGGAGTGGTCCAGCGGGAGCTCATCGATGATCGAGTAGCCGTCGATCGGCAGACCGCGGAACATGACACCGCTGTAGTCGGAGTCCCGTCCGTTATTGTCGTTGGCGGCCCGCTGTTCCTGCTCGGCCATGTCGCGACCGTGCAGGCCGGTGACGATCTTGTACCGACGGAGCACGGACTCTTTGAAGGACGCCCGGGACAGCCCGCGCACCGCCTTGTCGAAAAGCGTGCGAGAGAAGATCTTCCCGAAGCAGGCGAAGAGCCCCGACTTCTTGTCGCCGGGGGCTGAGGACGAATAGGTCCGAAGCACGGGGCGAGCGTTGGCGTTGGTGACCCGATTGATCTGCGCGATCGTCTGGGTCGCACCCCAGTTGGCCGGGAGACCCAGGTAGGTCGACTCGTTGGACCCTGCCGGAATCCACGTCGGGATCGAGATGATGTCGCCCTTGCGGACGTTCAGGTCGATCATTTCGAGGTTGGGCACCGAGAAGAGCTGTCGCTCAATCCCCTCGTAGTGCTCGGTGTCGAGAGACGCGAAGATCTGCGCCTCCAGTCGGTTGTAGTGGGCCTCTTCGTCGCCCTCGTTGAGGTCGATCTCGGCCTCGACGATCGGCTCGTTGTTCTCGAAGAATCGCCACGGAGCCTTTGCCTCGGGCGATCCGGACCGGCGTTCGATGGACCTTTCCTCGCCGGCCTCGTAGGAGCCGAAGTTCCCCGAGGTTCGCGTGAAGAGGGTCCACTTGAGCGGGTCGCCGCCGCGGATGGTCTTGTTGGTGGGGTTGTCCAGCATGTCACCCGCGAGGTAGGACTGACGCTGGACCAGGTTCTTGATTTCGTCGTAACCCTGCACACGCGCCTCGCGCGTGTTGTTCAGGTAGTTCTCAAACGTGCTGATCGGCATGTGTGGGACCCTTGTGCTTGGGTCCGGGTTCGGGCCTCATCTCCGGCGTCGGTCACGATCCCGAGAGGTAAGCCTGCATGAGCGTCCGGTTTTCGTCGGGGGTGCGCCCTTCCTTGGCCGCCCTGAATCCCGCCTTCCGGATCTGCTCCGGGGTGGGCTTGCTGCCCATCTGCCCCGCCGGCCTGGACGCGGATCCGTCCCCGCCCAAGCCGTTGCCGGTCTGCCTCCTGAAATCGTCGGTCGCCTTGCTCTTGGCCTTCTCCCGGACCTGGTCGTAGAAAACAATCTTGGCCGCATCCCTCATGGTCTCGTGAATCTCTTTCACGTCGCCCGAAAGCAAGATCTCCTTGCGTTCGGGCTTGGCCATGAGGTACTCGGCCAAACGTTGGACACCGGCTTCATCTCCCAGCATGGGGAAGTCGGCCTCCAACGCATTCAGGCCCGTAGCAAAGTGAAAGGACGCTTCTTTTTCGCGGTACTGCTTCTCCCGCGTGTCTGCGTCCTGCACCCGCTTGAACAGTTCAAAGAGCTCTGACCGCGTGCGGTCAGCCTCCTCGGGGTCCATGAGCCTGAGTGCGTCTTCCAGACCGGCCGGGATGGCTGGGGCCGACTTGTCGGCCTTGCCGCCCGGGGGGGGCTGGCGGTCTCCGGCGCCGGCCTTGCGGCCTTTGCCGGTCGAGGGGGGCGAGTCTGAATGACTCGCGGCCTCGTCGTCGTCTTCGGGGGGCTGCTCATCGCTCGGGGTCTTGCCTCTGGCGTTGAGCTCGCGGCCGAAGTCGGCGTGGCGCTCCTTGAGCGTCTCGGCCAACTGTAGCACGGCGGCTTGCGTCATGCTGTCCAGGTTGCCGGGATCGAACTTGCCTTTTGTGAATCGACGAATGAAGGCCTTCGCCTCCACGATCTTTTCGTTGCGTTGCGCGAGCTTGGACCGCTCGTCATCACCATCAAACGAAGAAGAGGGGGAGCCCTCACCGCTGGGCTTTCCCCCCTCTTTCCCGTGGCCGTTCTGCCCGCCGGGCTGCTCGCCGTCGCCGGTCCTTCCGGTCGTGGAGCCGTCCTTGGCCTGGTTCGACGTGCCCGCGGGGGCCTTGCCGATGGCCTTGAGGTAGCCGTCACGCCGGATGCGGTTGAGGACCTCGGGGTCTTTGCCTCCCTGAGTTTGCCGCTCCTGGCCCTGGCCCTTCCCCGCGCCGTTGGCGGCGCCGTTGGGAGCGCTCGCGCCCCCCTTGCCGGCGGTCCCGGCGCCGGAGGGGTTGTCGGTGGCGGTCGTCGCGCCCGGGGGGGGCTGGGATGCGGTCGGCTCGGAACTGGTCTCGATGGGGGGCATGAACGATCTCACGGGGGGTGCGGGTCGGGGGCGGTGGGGGATCAGACGGCGTTGCGGCCGAGAACGCCGCGGGCGGCTCTGTCAGTCGCTCGCACATGGAGGGCCCTGATGGCCTCGTTGATGTGGTCGATGGCCTCCTGGTTCGCCGGGTGGGCGAATCGGCTGGACTGGAAGAACCTGAGTCGCTCGGCCGCGGCGACGAGGAGGTCCTCGACAAACGCTCCGTTGGCGGGCCTGAGCTCGCCTCCGTCGGTCTTGCCGCGGGGTCCATCTTGGAAGTTCACGCACAGTCCGATGCCGTGGGCGTACCCGCCAGCGGGGTTGCCGTTCTCGTCGACGTAGTTTCGGGAACGGACGGGGTTGGACTGGCCGATGGTCGTGACGGTCTGGGGTGGTTCGCTTTGGCTGTTGTGTGTCATGGGGTTCTTTTGGGGTGGGTGCGGTGGTGGAAGGACGGGGTTCAGGCCTGGGTCTGGTCGGCGGGCTTCCGGCGGGAACGTCGCTCCGCCGGCGTGGTGTCGTCGGCCTTCGGGGGGGCCTCGGAACGCGGGACGACGACGGGAGCTCCCACGCTCACAAAGTTCACGGCGGGCCATTCCCAGGGCGTCTCCTCGCCCTCCTTGAGCGTCTCGGCGGGAGCGAGGAGCAGGACGTGCTTGACCTGCTCGACTTCGGGCCTGCCCCCGTCGTGCTTGGCGGAGTTGAACACCAGCGCATTGACGATGCGGCGCGGGCCGCGACCGGGGTCCTTGTCGGTGGCGGGGACGCCGGAGTCGGACTCGACCTCGTCGATGATGATGGCCTTGCGCGGCGTGAACGGGCTTTCCCGATGGGCACCATAGAAGTGCAGCGTGAGGCTGCTGGCGTCGGGCGTGGGCGTGGGGGCGGGGGTGGTGTCAGTTGACATGGCAGGTCAATCCCTTGGGGTGTAACCGAGCGCGTCGCAATAACGCTTGCGATCCTCACGGTTGCGGATGATGGGGCGATCGTCCAACGTGCGATAGGTCCCGTCGGCGTTGCGCTTGACGGGGTGGCCGTCGAGGCGGTCGGCAACGGAGGGCCGGTCGGGGTCGTCGGGCGGGAGGCTTTGGGACACAGGGATGGCCTGGCCCCTGTACTTCACGCCGCCCTGTCTGTCGATCACGCCACCTACGGGAACAAACAGGACCCGGTTGAAGGTGCCATCGGCGTCGGGCTCGGTGGCTTCCACCCACGTTCCGTCCTCAAGGAACTGGACCGACATGGGCGGGGCGGACCGCATGGGAGCGATGATCTCTCGCTTCTCCCCGCGGGCGTTCTGGTACTCGTAGACCGCCATTCAGCCTCCGACCGGGGCGTAACCCCGAGACGCGGCGGAGCCGAAGCTCGACGCCTGGGACTGTGTTGCCTGCGCGAGGTTGCCCGCGCCGCGGCCGAACCCGCCACGCGAGGACATCCACGACGACGTTCCGGCGGCTTCCCCCCCAGGCCCGCCCATTCCGCCGAATCCACCCCCCCCACCCATGGCCGTCGATTGGTGTCCGGGCCCCACCCCTATCGCGCCAGCCGTTCCGGACGAGGTCATGAGCCCAGCACCCATCCCGCCCATGGCGGCCCCGATCTGCATCTCGACCAGCATCCGCACCATCGGCCACTTGATGTACCGCTTCCCGCCCTTGCGAATGTTCATCGTCTCCATCGTGTCGTTGATGAGCTCCTCCCACCCGACGGCCGCGGCGGCGAGAGGGTTGGCCAGGATGCGGTCCACGACCCCCGTCACAAGGTTGAGAACCTCGGTCATGCGCGAGCGGAGGGCGTTCTGGTCGACGTGCTCCATGGTGTAGGGCTCGATGTCGAGCTCCAGATCCTCAAAGCTCGCATCGTCGCCTTCTTGCACACCCCCCCGGAAGATCGCTTGCACGGTCTCTCCGGTCATGGGGTCATCCACCGGGACCGGGAACTCGACCATGTCGGAGTTCCACATGAGCCATGCGACCCGCGTGAGCAGCTCGCGGACGCAGGCGCGGAATCGGGATTGGATGTACTTCACCCGGCGGTCCGCAGCGCTCGAGGCTTCGACCACGGCCGTCGCTGTGGCATCGGCGTCGACGTTCCCCTGTCGGATCTGGGACAGGCCCGTGAGCATCTCCCAGTCGTTGTCGAGGAAGGCCATGTACTCGGCGGTGGCCTGTTGCACCCCGCCAAACTCAAACTCCTTGAGCTTGTCAAGGGCTTCGACGGACATGACGGAGTTGTTCTGGGCGGCGACGATGGCCTTGGCGAGCTTGGCGCCCTGAACGGCCAGCATCTTCTTTGCCGCTCGGGCGTCCTCACGGGCCTTTTTGCGGTGCTCGTCCTGCTCTTGAACGTTCCGTTCAAAGAGAGCTGTGAGGCTGACGGGGAACGCTTGGCCCCGTACCCAAACGATCCCGAACACAACGTAGGGGCCCGACGGGTGACCGAAGTACGGGGTTGGCTCGCGCAGAAAGACGCCCTCTGATTCGCGGGCGTGGGGGGTATACCCGATGGTGTAGATGGTCTTTGTGGTGCGGCACCAAATGTGGAAGATGACGACTTCGTCGCGCTCGAGGTCCTCGTTGCTGAGGTCGTCGTGAAGCGTGTCGCGTCGGACCTCGTCGGGCTTGGGCTCTTTGGACAAGGCAGCGAGGGCCTGCTGATCCCAGACCGGTGCCCCGGTTGGGTCGGTCTCGGATTGGAGGTCCGAGATGTTCCTGATCTCCCAGTGGTACTGGTACTGCGCCTGATCGGGCGTGGTGTCGGGGTCGCAGCCGAACTGCGTCGGCATGATGTACTGGGCCTCGGGGATCAAGGCGGGGATCTGCACGCCCATGCCGGCGTACTCGGAAAGGGTGGAGCCCTTGCGTGGCACGAGGCGAACGCGGATTACGCCATAGTCCCAGAGCGTGTCGTCGGCGACCTTGTCCAGAATCGTGAAAAGGTTGACCCTGTTGATCCAGGCGTTGAGCCCGTAGCGGAGGCTGTCGGCGTGTTGGTTTGCCGATGGTGCGAAGGTGTCGACGTAGACGGCCGGGTTGGTGGAAACGACCGACGGCTTGATGTCGGAGATGAGCTTCCACCAGGCACCGCAGTGCGTGTCTTTGGCGCCTCGCCAGCCGCGGCGGAAGTGCGGGCCCGCGAAGTTGCGTATGCGGGCCTCCGAAAGCGTGGTGTGATCCCGTCGATGGGACTGGCCGCGGTCCAGACGTTGGCGCCACCACCCCGGCGAGTAGCGTTCGTGTGTCGGCTTGGCTTTGCTATTCGGCGCGATCACTGAGGGCTCCCGCTTCGGGCCCATCAGTGCACGCGGCAGAGTATATCACGCCCCATTGCTTCACGCGAACGTCGTGGTCTCCCCCTGGTCGCTCTCGTCGTACTGGCCCTCGTGCCTCAGAATCCACCCCAGACTGTTTGGGGGCGGTGGGGGCTCCTTGACCAGCTCGCTGGGGTCGATCTCCTCGGCAGCCATGACCACATATCGCATGGCATCCATGCCGTGGTCACCGACCTTGAGAGGCTCCTCGATGGCGGGCTTCCCCTCCTTGGGCGGGGCCCAGACGTAGCCGCCAAACTCCTCCAGGGTGCTGCACGGCTTCCCGCGACTGACAAGGGAGGCGTCGCGCTCAATGAGAGCCGACCGCAGGAAGAAAATCCGTGGGCGGCCGTCTCCCGCCCTTCGGAGCCGTCGCTTGACGGCCTCGATGCCCGGGAGCACGTCCTTGTTTGCCCTGGCGGTCGGGATCCCCTCGGCCCAAAGGGTTGCCCGGTCCTCGGCGTCGTGATCTGCTACGGTCAGCTCCACGGGCTCACCCTCGGAGTTCTCGCGGATGAGGGTGGCGTGATCGCTCACCAGGCGTTCGGTCCGATAGATCTCGCGGTAGAGGTACAGGCGACCGTCGGGGTCCATGGCCCACCATTGGCAAACGAACGGGTTCGTGTACCCGAAGTCGATGCCGCGGATCCGTCGCCATCTATGCCATCCCTCGGGCATCTCGTCGATGACGTGGATTCGCTCATCGAAGGTGTCGTAAACCACGCCTTCGGCCGCGGTCCACAGGCCTTTGCGGAGGCGGTCGTGGTTGTACCCAGTCAGCGCGTCGAGCTGGCGGATGTAGATCTCTCCGTCCCGTGTCCACCCCTTGCCGTCGTGCCACTTCGGGTTGTCCTCGTGGCGGGATGGGATGCTGGTGATGCGGCCGGCGTCCATCTCGATCTTGAGCCAGTGCTTTGGGCCGGCGGGATTGCAGTCGAGGATGATCTGGGAGAAGGGCATCCGTTTGTAGCGGTGCAGGCGGGTGGTGAGCTTCTGGTAGTCGTCGAAAGTGAGCTCGGTCGACTCGAAGCAGCAGATGAGGTCCCACTCCGTGGACATGACTCGGCGGGAGTCGGACCCGTCGGCGTTCTTCATGCCCCCGCAGACGATCGTCGAGCCGTTGGCAAGGTCGTAACTGGAGCGCGTCTTGCGTGCGGCGCCGTCTCGGAGTGGGTGCCCGTCCGGCAAGACCTCGTTCTCGAACGTGGCGAGGACCGATTCAGACAGGTCGGCTCTGAGCTTGCGGACCAGAAGTATGCGGGCGTTCGGCCAGGTCGTGGCGCAGTAGAGGGCTTTTTCGAGAACCCCCCTCGTCTTGCCGGTGCCGGCGGGCCCGTGGTAGCAGATGGCGGGATCGCGGCAGTAGAACAGCCGTTCGGACCCACCGCGGGGCATGTAGGGCTTGGACTCGGGGCGAAGGAGAGGGGGCACCACGTCACACTCTGTTCGGATCGAGGTTGATGTACTGCTTCACAAGGTCCTCTTGGCTCTTGACCTCCCGCTCTTTCAGCCGGATCTCGTCCTCGTGGTGCTCGTCCTTCTGCTGAAGCGCAGCGATCATCGCGCCGGTCCGCGCCAAACTGGCGAGCGCGTCGATGGTCGCCACCTTTTCAGAGGGCTTCTCGGCGGTCCTGAGCTGCTTCCTCGCGGCGTCCACCGCCTCGACCATGCCCTTCACCAGCTTGTTCTGAACCGCCTCGTCCATCGCGCGGAACCGCCGCGGTGCCCCTTTGGCGAGCTGCCGCACAAGCCCCCGATCCTTCTCGTCGGCCATGTCGACCTCGACGGAAGGTCCCGAAAGTCGTGGCTGCCCCTTGATTCCTGGACGCGCGGACTTCGCCCCTCCCGCCGGAGACGGGGCCAAAGACCCGCCAGACTTGGGTGTGTTTGTGGGTTGGCGAGCCATGGTTGACTCTACGCGCTACGATCACAAGGCGGTTCTCTCCATGTCCCGTCTCTGGCCGGGCTCCATGCCCCGGAAACCATTGCGACGACAGCCCTCATGTTGATCCAGCAGCGGCAACGTGGCGAATACCGCGTGACCCCATCGCGTCGATGACGTTGGCGTCTGACAAGGCCTAAGTCCTCAAGGACATCCAGAGCCCTCCACGCTTGGGACACCGAACATCCAGCGCGAGCGGCCAGATCTCGCACATGCGTCATCTCTCCAAACGACGCCCAGACCGCCAAAGCGACGAGCTTGAGGGTTGTACCGCGAATGGGCCTGCCCGTGCGATCGGGCAGACGAACCGGGAAAATGGCGTCCATCACAACGCGCGGCGTCCTCTCTGTCCACCCGCACGCTTCCGCGAGGGCGTCGGCGACCTGCTTGTCCGTCATTGTGTTGATGTTCATGCCTTCCCCCCCGCCTCGCGTGCGGCCTCGGCGGCCTCGCGGGTGGCAAAGCACTCGCTTACGGGCACAAGCGTTGATCCACCGTACACCTTTGCCGCCACGTTCAATCCATCCGGTACGGGGTAGCACGCTCCGTTTATTGGGTGCCACACAACGGCATCTTGGCAGGCGATAGACCCATCCGCCGTCACGGGTAGCGTCCCCAGCACTCTCCGCACGGTGCCCTTGTCGTCGATGATGTGGCCGGGGGGAGGAACACGGTCGGCCCTCAGCCGCTCGTTTTCCGCCTCCAACTCGCGGACGCGGGCGTCCTTGGCGGCGAGGGTTTTGGACATGAACCCGTTGAAATCACCCTCAAGCCCACCGTTGCCGATGATCTTTCGATATGCCTGGAAGTCGTGGTAACTGTTTCCGCTCATGGCTTCCCCTCCCCCTCCGGCAGTATGCGGATCAGGCGGGCGGCGGGGTACTTGCCTTTGTACTGTTTGTCGTACATGAGCCGGGTGAACGACTCCGAGCAGAAGTCTGTGGTGTGCCACGTCCCATCTTTGTAGTACCGAATAATCAACGCTCCCGGGTCCTTCGGGATGGGCGGCCTCGACTCGTCCACGACTTCGGTTTGGTTGTTGCTCATGGCTGTCCTTTCGTGCCACAAGTGACGCGCCACGGGTCCACCGGACGTTCGCACGGAACTTTGATCTCTCGCAGGATGATCGGCGGCCTGCGCTCGACCTCCGCGAGTCGGCGTTCGATCGCGTCGAGTCGGCCCGCAAGGTCTGGGGTCTTGGGTGTCTTCTTGGTCTTCTTCTTCTTCACGGCTCGCTCTCCTCTTCCTCGTCCTCCACGACGATCTTGGTGATCTCGGTTGACCCGGACGACTCAAACTCGTCGTTCAAGTGGGTGTCGATGCGACTCGCCATCTTCTCGGCCACCTCCCCGGCGGCGTACTCGTCCTCGCACTCGATTTCGTGAATCACCGACAGATACACAACGTACTTCACGGCTTCCACTCCTTTCGCTCCACGGTGTCCCAGAGCTCGATGGTGTCCCAAGAGCCGATTGATTTACCGCCAGTGTCCCACACGACTTTCCGCTCCTGAACCTCGACGTACCGCTCCAGCCACACGATCCAGCCGCTGTTGAGTTCGACCGGCAACCACGCGAGCCTCACCCGCTCCCGCTTGTCGCCAACCCTCGGGGTACGCCACTTCATCGCATCGCCTCCTCCGCCCACCCCGCCGCTCCATTCGTCTCTCGCAGCATCGCCCGCACATAGGCCGAAGCCGCCTCAAAGATGCGCTCGGCGGCGAGTTCGTCGTTCGGGGGCCGCCTGCAATCGGCGTTCATCCGCACCGACGCCACTTCCCGAATGACCGCCTCCCACGCGCAGTCCGATTCCTTCTCGCACCAGAACGCCTCGCCGTTCTCGTTCCACGTGTGCGTCCCGCTGCTCCACTTCCGCCACGTCCTGTTCCTCCCGCAGAACGTGCACAGGCACGGCTTGCCACGCCACAGCCTCCACACCACCTGCCCGACCTTCGGATCGCTCATCGTTCCTCCTCCGGCCACTGCCGCACACGAAGATCCTCCGGCCATTCGGACGGGTCGCCGCCCTTGCGGTCGCGGAGCGGCCACCCGCGGCTGTTCGTGAATCGTGTCACTCATCGCCGTTCCTCCTGTCCCACCACGCCCGGCCAAACTCCCACGCCAGCAACAGGCACACCGCCGTCACCGCCGCCACGAGGCTCATGTCTGCCCGTCCTCTCGGATCGCCTGCGAGACGTGGCACAGCACCCGCAGCGCGGTCCGCTCGTAGGCGCTGACCGCCAGCTCGCCCCAGAAGTACCCGTAGCGGTCCACCGCTGGCAGCTTGTCGTCGGGCCGCACGTACGGGTGTTTCGCGTCGCGATTCCGCATGCGGTAGCGGAAGCCAACACGGGCCCGCTCGCGTCGGAACCCGATCCGACGCATCTTCCCGCCCACCTCGCCGCCCATGATCGGGACGGGGACGTACACCCAATCTCCGTAGTCCAGCGTCATCGTGTTTGCTCCTCCATGGCCCGCCTGCGCTCGGCCATGATGCTTTCCTTCGCCGCGGCGGTCTTGAGCTGCCCGATGAGCCCGTGGTCCGCGGGGAGTCCTCGCTGCGTGCGGCTGTCATGCACCCGACGGATAGCCTCGAGCGTCGGGAACGGCTGGGACACGAACTCCATGGCCTTCGTGGGGCTGACGCCGGCGATGATGAGAGCCTCGTACCTGGGCTTCTGCTCCACCGTCGGTCCCCAATGCGTCCGCCCACCGGGGGTCACTGTCCTTTCCCCCACTCCCACAGAAACCACCGCCGCCGTCGTCGCCGTTGTCGCCGCCGACTCGGCCCGCGCAGACCCAACGGTTGATGTTGACGACGGTGTTTTCTCTTCTCTTCTCTTCTCTTCTCTTCTCTTCTCTAGGTGACGCTCGCGTGACGCTCGCGTGACGCCCGCACCGTCACGCTGTCGCGTTCGTAACTTCGCATTCCGCCGAGCGTTATTCGCGCGTGACTTCGCCGATGCCCCGTTGTGTGTCAACCAACGAGGCAACAATACACCGGTGTCATTTTGCCGCGCCCAGTCCACGAACGGGTCCGCGAGTGCGGCGCAGAAGCCGGGCAAGCCGACCTCGGCGTCGATCGCCTGGAACGTCAGCCCGGGCAACAGGCCGTTGGTGGTTTGCTCGTCGGCCATCGACCACAGGATGAACACCGCCCCGAGAACGGTCGCCTTGGACACGCCCAGCACGGTGGCGACGCGGAGCGTCTTGGGGCTCCGCACAAGGCACGTCCGCATTTTGATCCAATCGCCTGCCATGGCACGCTTCCTCAGTTGACGATGAACTCGGCGTCGTGGACTTCGCCTCCTGGCGGAAGCGCTGGCAGCACTCGCAGGGGCTTGCCCTCGATGGCAGACCGCACGCTGGGCATCATCCGGTCGCCGAACGTCTCCCCTGTGTCCGTCACCATGTAGGGGAGGAACTCCTTCTCGAAGGTGGTGACCTTGTCCTCGACCGCAATGATCTTCGCCTTGAGGGCCAACGCCAGGCACCGCCACCGCCGGCGAACCTCGGCGTCCCACTCAGATCTTGCCCGCTCCGGAGTTGGCGTGCCAATCCTGGGACGCCAGCCCGTGAAGGCCTTGTCCTTGGGGTCGGGGAGCGGCACTTCCATCTGAATGTTGATGTTCTTCCAGCGGAAGCCGATCATGGCCCGGAGCTTGTCGATGTCGGTGATGGTCCCGAACTGGGACGCCCCGATCTTCTGGAGCATCGCCTCGATCTGCATCCGCGACTTCTCGGTGCTCACCGTCGTCCCTTTGGCAAAGGTTGTCATGGGCTTACTCCTCGTGCCGGATGCGGAGCCCGTTCAGGTTGGAGGCCTGGCCGGGGGTGGGGATGATGATGCGTGGCCGTTGTGGAGGTGGTTGGTTCGGTGGTTTTGGCGACCTCGGCGGCCTTGGCCCGCAGCTCCTCGAGCTTGGCACCGCTGTCTGCCTCGGGCGTGTCTCCCTTGATCTTGCTCAGCGTCTGCGCCGCACGGGAAGAGCCCTCGGCGGTCGCGGTCGTCTGGACCTCGAAGTAGTCCTCACGCTTGCTCTGCCCGTCGCGGATCGACGCATACATCTGCCGCAGGCTCGCCATCTCCTCGGGGCTCATCTCCGCCAGCGAGTGCCCGAGCTTCGCTTCGAGCATGGCCGTGGTCACGCCGAACTCCGAGAACGCCGCGGCCATGCGCCTCACGGCCTGCTCGCGGTTCTGTGTGAACTCGCCCGCGGCGGCCTTGCGGAGAGTTTCGGTGGCCCGCTCGAGGGCGTCGTCGATCACGTCGGGCGGCATGAGCTGCAGAATGGCGTTCCGGACGCAGATCGCCCCGCGACGGTTCACCAGTTCCCGCAGGTCCCGCTCGTCGGGGGCGACCCACTCGGCCCGTCCCGTGTTCCTGTTCTTCCGCTGCACCAGCTTGGCGAACTTGTCCTCGGCCTCGGTGTAGTTGTTCGTCTCGAGGTCGTAGGCGTACCCCTTGATGTGGACCTGCTCCTCGTCAGCCGACACAATCCGCAGCCCATAGCGGATGTTGCCCCAGCACCGGGCGAGCTCGCGGGCCAGATCGACGGACGGGCCGGTGACGGTCTGACCACCCCGGGGGAATCGGTACGCCGCACCGTCGGCGAATCCGGGCCGATCGCACGACCGAAGGATCTTCGTGTACGCCGCGGCCTCGTTGCGGGGGAACTTCCGGGCCAGCACGATCGCGGCCTTGACCTCGGCCTCCTCGCGGGCGACCCCGGCCACCGCTCCCACCTGATTGGCGAGCTGTCCCACGTCCGCCGCGTTGCTCTCGAACCCGGCCAACGCCGCCGCGTTCTCGACCGGAACGATTCCACCCGCCGCACCATTGACCTGCACTAAGTTGCTTTCCATCGTTGTTCTCCTCACGCCTTGACCAACCGCGGGACCACCCCGCGGCTCTCGCTCACGTACTTCGCGTAGACCTCGGGCAACTCCGACCTGAGCCTCGCCGTGTCCACGCGCTTTCCGAATGACTGCTCGACGCACCGCAGGAGCTTGGTTTCGCCGTCCAGCCGCACGCGGGCGGCCTCGGCGGACCCCAGCAGGGCGACGGCGCGGGCCTTGGCCGCTTCTTCCTGCGCCTCAATCAGCTTGCGCCGCTCCTGAGCGTCCCTCCACGCCGCGACCGCTTCGCTGGCCCCCGCGTCGTTCGTCAGGTCGATCACGGACGACGGTTCCCGCCGCACGCGGCGAAGGGTGTCCAGCGACGGCGGGGCCTCATCGGCGGGCAGGGGCGTGCGTTCCAAGACGTGCGTCTTCCACCACGCGGCGCATCGGGCTTCGACGACCACGATCAGCTCGGCCACGTCGGGGGTGTCCCGATCGACCTGGTACAGAACCCGACCCCGCCCGCCGATGAGGGCCGGCACGTAGACCCGCCGAACCGACGGCGCGGCGATGAGCTGCCCGACCACTTGGAGCAGGTGCCGCATGGGAATCTGGTCCGTCCCGGCCTCGCCCCACTCATCGCCGACGCCCGCGGGGTTCAAAATCCCCGCGGTCTTGGCCTCGATGCCCACGGCCTGCTCTTTGCGTGCCACGGCGTCGAAGGTCGCGGCGTTGACGCCGTTGGGACCCACGCGCCACTGATTGCGGACGACCTCTCGGAGCCCGATTTCCGCCGCGCACCATTCGATCAGCATGGGCTCGATGCCCAGCCCGATTTCCGCCGCCTCCCCGGCCCTGTCGTCCTGCACCGGCAGGGTGTAATACGCCAGCACGTCGGCAGCCGTGCGGAATGGGTCGCACCCCATCACCGCGGGGACCTTGGAGGCCGTCAGGTACTTGCGCCGCTGTTCCTGTTGCCACGGGGTGAGGCTCATTGGCGGCCCCCTTCCATGAGCGCGGCGAGGCCCTTGTCGGTCACGTCCCAGACGATCGCTCGGCGGCCCGAACGGGTCGGCCTGGTGCGTTCGGTGCGAGCGACGAGGCCCATGCCGATCAGTTCGACGCGGCGAGGGCGGACGGTGTTTCCGGGCATCCCGGTGATATCCGACACCTCTTCGTCGGTGTACCCGCCCGCGATGGCCTCGAGGACGCGGCGACGCTTGGCGGCGATGTTATCGACGCCGGCGGCGGCTTCCTTCGCCGTCGCGGGATGGTCATGTCGAGCGAGGCCGGTCATCGCCCACCCCCTTCGGCCTTGGCGATGGCGGCGCGAAGCATATAGCGAGCGTGGTTGATGCGGTCTTGGTTGTGGGGGTCCGTCTCGCTTTCCGCAAGCGCCAGTTTGCAGGCGTCGAGAAAATCCGGCGCGGCGGAGATGATGTGGGCGTCTGCTTCCGTCAGCAGCGTTGCGATGCAGTCGTCGCCGTACATGACCTGATGTGTGTAGTAGTGAACCCCAACAACCTGCCCCGGCTGCACCGTTGCGATCCACGGCCCCGGTGTGTGCTTCGTATTCATGAGGCACCCCCCATCAGATTTCGGGTGGCCTCTTGGATGTTCCGCGCGGCCGCATCGAAGTCCTGCCTCACCGCCCGCAAAGACGCCACGATCGGGCCCGTGAACTCGTCGAACTCCTCCGGATCCTCCCCGTCAAGGGCCTGATCCTCGGCGTGCCACCCGCAGCCACAGCAGTAACCCCCGGCCCACGCTGGAATGCCCACGTCAGGCTCGGCTGCACGAGCGGGCTCGTGCTGCACCGGGCACGCGCAGTTTGGGCACAGCAACTTGCCGAGAATTTTCATCGGCTCATCGACCCGCTGGCCGTGGGTCAATCCCCAAGCCACCGTCGTCCACCGATTGTGAAGTTCGCGGGCTTCTTCCACCGTGAAGCGAGTGTCGTAGCGGGTCTCGATCTCATCCTGCTCGTTCCGGGCCTGTGAATCAGCCCAGACAAACACTGCGGTCCTCACCTTGGCGGCCTGTGCCTCGTTGAACCGCTCGCGGACGGGGTCCATCGCACACAGGTTGACACGCATGACCGAGGTCGACGGGAGCTCCTGAGCGACCGCCACAAAGCCGCGCACGACAAGGTCACAGAAAACTTCGTCCGTCACCTCCGGTCGGGCGCGGGTCCCCATCACCCGGCTCAGCGTGTCAGCGAGCCGATCCACGCTCTGCTGGAGAACCCCTTCTGCATGGGATTTCCGCACGATCCCGAGGGCCTTCTCAAGGCTTTTCGCGGCGATCGCCGCATCCAACGTGTCCTTTGTGTGCACAACCATCGCAGCCTCCCACCTGGGAGGTCAGACGCCGAATCAGGTCAGCACTGGCCGACAACACGTCGACCACGGACCGCAACAGGTTCGAGTCCTGTCGCGCCCAGTCGAGCTACCCCGGAGTCCTCCGGGGTTCTTTCGTTCCCGCGGACGCTACCGCACCTGAATCGTCGGCTGCACCCGCAGCGGGCACGTCGATCGTGCACGCTTCGCCGATTCGATGATCTCCGCCAGGCTTGTGCGTGCAAAGCCCTGCTCCACGCTGTCCAGCGCGTCGTCGAGCTGCTTGTGCAGAGGGCACAGCAGCACGTGCTCCGGATTGCCCAGCGGGCACCGCTTGATCCGGGCGATCGGGTCCACCGCATTGACCACGTCCAGGATCGAGATGTCCTTCGGCAATCGCTGCAGACAGAAACCCCCGTTGGGGCCCCGCTGCGACCCGATCAACCCCGCGAGCACCAAATCCCGCATCACCTTCGACAGGTACCCCTTCGGAACCTTGGTTGCCTTCGCCACCGACTCGCTGTTCGCCGTCCCACCTTCCCCCAGAGAGGCGAGGTGCACCATCGCCCGAAGCGCATACTCGATTGTCTGTGAGATCATCGACGAGCCCAT